GTATATATATACGAAGCCATCGATCTGGGGTACTCCCACCAACTGTATGGTGTGACCTGTTTCATGATCCGCTGTCTCCTCTCCAACGAGAAGCTGGAGAATATCCGCCCCTCCGTCTATATAATATACGGTAACGCTTTGGATATGATGGTATCTAAAGGTTAGTTAAGTTTATAATATACTCAACGTTGATAAGGAAAAAAGAATGGTTCATCTGTACATTGCAACCCCCTGTTACAACACCCTCATGACCTGCCAGTACACCATCAGTCTACTGAATATGTTGTGTACCCTAAGCAAACACGGTATAACCTACGTAATCGATTTTCTAGGGAATGAGAGCCTCATCCCTCGAGCCAGAAACAGGTCCCTCGAGAAATTTCTAAAGACGGACTGTACCCACCTGTTTTTTATCGACTCCGACATCTCTTTCCCCCCGGACGCCATCCTCAAAATGCTCGATTTCGATAAAGATGTAACGGGGTGTGCCTACCCCAAAAAAAATATAACCCCAGAGAGGCTCCTAACATCCCTCCAACTCGAAACAGAATCTAAAGAGAAGCTCGACTCCCGTCTACTAGATTTTGTCTTCAACCGAAGAGGTGGGGTGGATATGAAGGAAGAGGGAGAATTCGTAAAGGTTGACCATACAGGTACGGGTTTCATGCTTATCCAGAGGGGGATTATCGAAAAATTGTGCAAGAAACACACGGAATTGATTATCACAAATGGGGAACTACCAGGGGAGCAGTACGCCCTCTTCAGTTGTATGATCAAGAACAGGATCTACCTATCGGAGGACTACAGTTTCTGCCAGAGGGTCAATGATATTGGCGGGGAGGTGTGGCTCAACATCAAGACCAACCTGAACCATATCGGTACCTACTGTTTCGCCAGTGATATTAAAAACAGGGCAGGGGTCTTGTGATGAGGATGAAAGAAGTGGAAGAGAACACAACAAACCTACCTTTCCTTTTTTTTATATCCTATAATTTTTTTCTATTTGTCTCCAATCGCTTAACCAAATAGAAAAAAAAACACTTTGTGATCTAATAACTCCTTCCAACATTGTAACCCGTATCTACCCCTGCTTCCACCCCTGCTTCCGCCCCTGGTTGAACTTTTTTTTTACTCATCATATATATCCCCATACCCGTGCAGAATAGACCCAAGATGATACAGGTTATACCCACACCGAGTAGGACTTTTTGCGGTTTCTCCCCGAAAATAGTCGTCCTTACACTGACATTCTGCATACCTGCCTTTGCTATCTTGACCTGGTCGAAATTATCGCAATCACTCTCATAGTCAATGTCATCTGGTATTTCAGTCATGAATATGGCTCTACCTTTGGTCCCTCCTTCGATTTTAAAATCTTTACTCTGGACGATTTCCCCATCTACGAAAAAATCGAACCCTACCGCTTTGATTTGTTTGGCATAGGCAACTGCGTCTTCATAGGTAGAGTATCTTATAACGGGCTCCGACACGACATCATCGCATATTGATCTACAACTGTTTTCATAGATAATATCGTTCTTGTTCTTCACCTGGGAAGAATATACGCCAAGGTTGGCTCCACCGATTGCCAACACGATGATACCCGCTACCACGATAATGAGCCCTTTACTCTTTATTAGACCATATCCCAGCATCGTCCCGCCAAAGATCCCCCCTAGTATAGTCATTATATAAGCCATCGCAGCCGCCTTGAACATACCCGCTATATCGAGACCCGTAGCCTTGGATTTGGCAGACTGAGTAGTCCGATTGGTCATTTTAGATATAATATCACTAGACAACGAACTCTCTGAGGACATGCTACAGCTAGCATATGCATTTGAGATATTTGCCTGCTTACTGTCATTAATATTTACATTTAAACTGCATTCAGGATTGACCGCATTTGTCTGTCGCTGATTAATGATATTAGCACAGCACTGTTGACTCTTTATGTACTGACAGGTCGTCATGTCTGTCGTCATATCCGAGCACCCCTTATTTTCTGCCTTAGCCTTCGCCCCAGGATTCTTGGCTTCCGATACGGCTTTTTGCAGGGCAGTATTTTCGATGGTATTGTCACTTGTTGAAAACAGACTCGTCGCAAGCTCAGAGACGCAGTCGGATACAGCCTGACCATCGTTGAACTGTTCAAACTTATTAATCTCGAGTTTGTTGTTTGTAAGGAATGCCTGATATGATTCCTCACTCCTACCCTTAAGCGAATCGAGGTAAAAGGACAGACACTCCTTTGTCATACCATTGATTTCATTGCTCTGTGTCTGATCTATACTGTTGGTACATACGGTACTTAGGTCCTGTATCTGATTGACTGATATTTTTGTCCTCATTATCGTATTTATCTCCTGTAGAGCAGGAGCATCCGTTTTGCAAACGTCAATAAGAGCACTCATACCCCCGGTAGCAATAGTAGCCAAGTTGTCCGACCAAGTCTTACTGCTTTCAATCCGCTCCTGGGCTTGTTTGATCTTGACACATGCACTGGTAGCGTTTGGTATGCTCTTGGAAGAAGATCCACAGTCCGATGGTGTGGCACTTTTAGCTTTTTTATTGCACGCTTCTGTTCTTTGGGTGGGGGTTAGACAATCGTAGTCAGTGGGGTAGTCTGCACAGAATTTCATCCTCTTCTTTTTGTTTCCTGGCGTTTCATCTACCATGGCTTTCACCCGATTAAACTTTTCCGTGTAAGCAGCTGTTAGAGGTTGTCCTGACATTTTTTCTTACTGTTATATATGTATGCCCTTTTTTCGTAGGATATAATTGTATACATATATAAAAAAAAGTTTTTTTTTAATTTAGTCTATACAAATTAGGCCGAATAGTTGTATAAATACAGGATACACCCAACCACCATAAGAGCGGAAATTACAATATGAACCACGTAGTGTGGAGGGAGGACTAGTACTGGGGAAAGTACTGAAGACACCGCCGTCTCTTGATCCTTGTTACACATACTCTCACTACTAAAACTGTTGAAAAAGCTTACAGTCCCTGTCTTGTCTGTATCTTCTATGGTAAATCCCTGGTATTCCTTCTTCATCATTATATCTACCGCGTCATCATAAGATAGGTTATCTTGAGTATCTTCCACCACAACGTCATTACAGTCCGTATAGTCACTACCTTTTATTATCTTTGGGGCCTTCTGGACATATTTCAAAATCAATACCGTTAACATTATCAATAGTACTACGATAAGACTACCATACACAACTATTGAATTTTTTAACCATACCCCCACAATTAGTAGACACACAAACAGGACCCACCCACCTATCAGACCCCCTTCCACCTTTTTTCTGTACCTCTTAAACCCTTCACTTGTAGGTGGGGCATCTTCTATAGTGTTGAAAGTGGCTCCTTTCTTCTCTGGGAGTTGGGTCGAGTCATTACCGCTTAAACACCTCAGATACACCAGTGCGTCGTTTTTCTGGGTCACGTTTTTAACAGTACCATTTAGTGAACATTTAGGGTCTATAATGTTAAGCTGGTTTATGGACAGCCTGTTCTCGCAGCACTGAAGACTCTTGAAGTAGTCACATGAAGACTTCTGGGTCATCTGTTTACTACAGTCTGGGATTTCGATACCCTGTTTTTGTTTGATTATGTTCTTGAGGGCAATCGAATCTATGGTAGGTTTCACCCCCTTTAATAGTTCCTTCATTTTGTTCTCTGCACACTGTATGTTTATTTCCGCCGTATTTGTCTGTACGACGTCTTCATAGGTTATACCAGAATCCTGCAGATAGTCGATAAGTTCCTGCTTATCACGACTAGGAGGAACGTTTTCCATATACTTGAGGATGATATCTGTACACTCCTGAGAAGTGTCCTTGATGATATTGAACTGTATCACCGACCCTTTCACGTCGCAGTCGGTTGTACTGTCATCGATGGTTTCATCTGGGATTTTCAGGTAGAGGAGTGCATTTATCTCCTTCATAGCGCTTACCTTTTCGGCCTTGCTACTGCTGGAATTTATAATTTTATCGACGTTGGCCATGAGGGTAGGTTTCTTCATAAGATCTAGGGTCCTATATTTGATCATAGCACATACATCCTGAGAACTCTGGTTTTTATATTTGGCGCATAGATCGCCATGGTCTTCTTTATTGGTGTTATTATCGATACAGGACATTTTTATATATATATATATATAGCAAAAAATGGGGTAAATCGAAGTCACGGTTATAGTATCTATGGTAAATATTTTATTTAACTAAAATTAAACAAAATATTTACCATAGTAGTACTAACTTAAAATAGATTTTTGTAAAGATATGGTTTATAAGAATCCCTTTAAGGGATTCTTTACCACAGCGTATGTAAAATTTAGAAGAGCTTAGAGTAGCCTCTGAAAATGCATCATCAGATATCACTAGTGAGAACATTGGGCTAGTTGTCTCTCCAGTGTATATACCGTTTATATAAAGAACAAGAAATTTATTTAAACGTACTTAAGACTAATCACAAATAAATGGAGCGCCAAATACAAGCGTTAAAAAATAAGATAGCTGTAGACAAAGCGGTATTGGTGGAGTCTAAACCAAAATGTTGATTGCTGGGGTAGACTCATTGTCTTCATTACTATATTTATAGTAGCCGTCTTTCTTAACAGGGACAGTGGGGATGAAGATAAAGCGACTGCTGCTAAAAAGAATAAAGATACGTTCCCATATACAGATAGAAGATTAAAGCCTGGGGATATAAAGGCTTATGGTTTAGGTATGTCTAGATTATCGAACAATGAGTGTGAAATTGTAGCGAACAAATATGGCAAAACATTCGCAGTGTATGGGGTAGGAGAGCGAGGCACTTCTCAATAAGCACATGGATGTTTTAATCATGGTAACGCCTTTTATTATAATAACCACCCGACCGGTACATTTTGGTCGACAGATCCAATATGGTGTAAATCGGAATAATTAGGTGCAGTTTAATAATGTCTGTATTAGCAATAGGAGTAGGGGTCTTTATTACTGTAAAAAAAGTCAAAATAAATAAAATAAATAAAATATTGATCCATATATTATCTCGACAATGGAGACTAAAATGATGATAGCAGGGGGGTACTGGCGCTAGTTGTTACGATTATTGTCATAGTAGTCGTGGTGAACAACAAGGATGATGAAGATAAAAAGCCTAAAAATGAAACTCCCACATCAATAGGGAAGAAAAAGGACGCAAACCTCTATACATCTAATAATCCTCAGTATGATTCATACCCCCCAACGTATATACTGTGGAGGTGATGGTAAATGCCATAAAAATATTGACAATGTAAAGTGTCAATATAGTAAATCAAATCTCGCAACTTGTGATAAGGCATTTCCTACTGGAACATACGTACATGATGGGTATACAACAGATACATGTTATCAGGGAGAAGAGATCCGTGTATGCAAGAAAAAGGACGCAAACATCGATGAGTACTCTCCACAAACAGTGTACTGTGGAGGTGATGGTAAATGCGATAATGATGTTAACAATGTAAAGTGTCAATATAGTAAATCAAATCTCGCAACTTGTGATAAGGCATTTCCTACTGGAACATACGTACATGATGGGTATACAACAGATACATGTTATCCGAGAGAACTGCTGCGTGTATGTAAGAAAAAGGACGCAAACTGAATGAAGGTGGATGATAAGAAAGCACCCAAACGTTCTATCAACAATACTAGCACCCTAGACGGCTTTATAACAGAAGACAAACGTTTTAAAAATTCTGTATGGACAAAAAATGTGCTTAAAGAAGGCAGACTAGAGTTTTCCTGTAAATATTTTATTGTTATAAAACAAAAATAAAATATTTACCATAGATAGTATCTACCTTAAGATAGATTTTTTTTTGTGTGAAAAAATCTGTAAGACAAAAGATGGGCGTCGACGAAAGAACGAATCGTATTATGTATAAGGATGCTCCCAATTATCTATGGTGTGGGGGTGATGGCTGTGCAGTCGATGAAGATAAAGTCACCTGCAAGGATTCAAATAGTAATCTATGGTCTTGTGGTAATACCGCCAAACGTGGATATGAACATGTTGGATACGGTAAAGGCAACTCTTGTTTGGGGATACAAAATATGCGCAGATGTAAGAAAAAAAATATAGAGGACCCCGACTGGAATATTACCCGTGAGAAATATAGGAATGACCCTTACGATGAAAAAGCCACTGATGACGTAGTAAAATGTTGTACAGACTGGGATGGACTCACTGAGCGTGAGAGACAGGACTGTGGTCAGTTGTACAAGGGCGGGGTGACGAAAGACTGTAATCTTTTCAATAAGTGTTATGAACCACAAAATATAATAGATCCCTTATGTACTGCTTTTGCAAAAACCAATAAGGATTCTAAATACAAAAACCTGGCACTCCCTTGGTATTCCACCAGGTGTAGCATGTTTCATCAATTGACACAGGGGCCTGGTAAAAATGATAAACACACCAGAGAATCTCTAGGAAAAGACGGTTGTTTCGGTAAGCACATGGAAGCGGATGGCTACGAACACACCCGAAAGTTCTATCAACAGTACATAGATTCCATGGACGGCTTCATAGCCGACGACCCACACGCTATAAATTTCTGTACGAACCCAAATGTGATTGATAAGGAGTGGTGTGATGCTACCCTAGAAAGACAATGTAGGGTAGGTAGTGGTAATGAAACCAGAGAGGAGTGTTCCTGTTTCCACTCCATGACTGATAATGGTCCTGGGTATAAAAATTTCAAGGACCAGGGTATTGACTATAAAGATCTCTTAAAAAAAGATCCAGCTGCGGCAGGAGTGATGGCTGGTACCCTCCAGCCTATCTGTGCTCTAGATAAATGTAGGGATGGTATATGGAAAACGAAAAATCAGAAGGATAGAACAATTTGCCCTTCTTGCTACCAGACTAATTATAATGAAGGTAGAGGTAATTCTACACAAACTAACAAATGTGTAATAAAATACATAGACGGAGAGTTTGTAGTAGAAGAAGAAAATGGCCAACCGAGTGGGTCGTCGGTGGACCCCCCACCAGAACCTCCTAGACCCCCTATACCAAAAAAAAAGAACCCACCGGACCCCCCTATACCAAAAAAAAAGAACTCACCGGAACCCCAACAGGGTGGGTCGGTGGAACCTTCTAGCGCGCAGATGGCCAAAGCTTGTGGCAAATTTAGGAAGGGTCCTGATTGTAAGAAACTGTCGGGTCTGTCTGTGGGTCTGATCGCCTCGAGTGCGGTACTCCTGATTTTTCTCTTAATGCTATTTCTATTCTTCTAGTACTCCTAAAAAAGATTCAGATGACTACTTCACAACCTACAACAGGTAGTAATCGGAATATAAAAAATTTTTGATGGGTATCCACCCTTTTATCCACACACCCTCTCCACCTCCAGAATAAAAGGACTGACTGACATCATGTCTAGATTGAGTATCCTTAGTGTAGACTGTAGGAGGTGCGGTGCCACCGTCGAATACTGGATCGAAGACTACTGTGCCAAGTGTAAAGCTTTAAAAAAAGGTATCCAGCACTCTCGATGGGTCCGTAAAAAAACGTTAAATCCATTTGATACCCACACCACACCCCCCTCTATGTTTAGAAGACTGTTTGGGTGTGTATGGGGGTGATTGTTTTTTATTAGATCATTGTTAGGGTGTTTCTAACATCATGGAGATTGAGGGGTTTGTCTATAAACCTGTGGATACCCAGCTCTTTACACCTATCCTTTTCGAACTGGAGTACGGATGCCGTCATTACAATAATCTCCGGTTTAACCAGTTGCTGCCCCCTTACATATTCGGCCACATCATACCCACTCTTCACCGGCATCTTCAGGTCCAGCAGAATAACGTCGTACTGGTTCTCCTGATCCTCCTTAAACTTCCCAATTTCTCGAATCGCGTCCCCCCCATTCTTGACAACCTTTAGGTTGGTGTACTTGAGCATACCTAGCATCTCTACGAGGATCATGACATTCGATTCCGTATCCTCAGCAATTAGTATTTTTAATCTAGAATTAGGTTTACTGCCTTCCTCCACCACCCCCTTCTCTTCCACCATACCTTCTTTATACTTGGTAACTATCATTTCGAAACAGTCGAGTAGGTGGATCTCTCTGATTGGTTTGACCAGCATGTGTTCGAAGTAGGGGCTCTGTATATACACGTCCTCTACGGAAGATATAGCAACCATGGGGAACCTTGGTCTCAGTTCCTTTATCTTCTCCGCAAGTGTAAACCCATCCACCTTGGGCATTTTAATATCAATCAGCCCGAGATAGATATCGTAGTCTGACTTGATCAGTTTGATCGCCTCCGCGGCGTTGGAACACGAGATGGGTACAATATCGAAATCTAGAAGGATATGGGTGAGGCACATCCTATTGGTGGAGTTATCATCCACAATGAGTACATTTTTACCAACCATAAGGGATAGGTAATCCTTCGTACCCCTTAAGGATTCCCCCTTGGGGTTATAGGTCTTATATTTCACACTAAAGGTGAAGATCGATCCAAACTCGAGGGTACTCTGGACCTTTATCCAGCCTTTCATCAGTTTGCACAGCTTCTCGCTGATGGCCAGACCCAGGCCCGTCCCACAGTGCTCTCTGGAGTAGGAGTAGTTTATCTGGCTGAAAGACTTGAACAGTTTCTGCTGGTCCTCCTCCGAAATCCCTATTCCGTAGTCTTTCACGCTTACGACTAGGTTTTCACCCCCCTCGACCCCCGCCCTGATAACGACGGTCGTGCCTTCTTCGCTGAACTTAATGGCGTTCGAGTAGAGGTTTACGATAATCTGGATGAGTTTCTGCTTGTCCAGTTTAAAATCCTGGTGGGTGTCCGCTACAAACTTAACCTTCATTTTTTTTTCATCCAGTTTATAGTGGAGAGTCTTTTCTACTATTTCGAAAATCTCCTGAAGGTTGGTGGATCTTTCGGTAAGGGCCATCTTGTTGGTGGTCAGCTTGGTGTAGTCGAGAATGTCGTTTATAATCTGTAGCAGCTGAAGTCCACACTGGTTGATGGTAGCCACGAACTTTTTCTGCTGGAGGCTGAGGGTGGTACTCGAAAGCAGCTGGGACGAACCCACTATACCGTTGAGGGGTGTTCTTATCTCGTGACTCATGTTTGCCAGAAACATCCCCTTACCGTCTAGACTGGTGTTGACATTGTCTACGATTCTGTTGTTTAGGATCTCTCTGTCGATATAGATAGAGAGTATATTGTAGTAGTGTTTAATCAGATTAACCACATCACTGTTGTAGTCTTTCTTACTGTTGAACAGGACCATAACAGCCACAATTTCATTGTCTTCATTTTCGAAATACAACCTCATATGGTTGTGTATCTTGGTGGTATAGTCTTCAATACCCTCCAGGGTGTAGCCGCTACAGTTGTTAGCAATGTGAATAAAGGCGTCGATATGGGTAGATTTTTTATAGAAGGGGTCTAGGGATCTGTTGAGGGTGTCACACAGGTCTTTGGTCAGGGGGATGGTTGATTTGTTCTCCCGGGAAGTGAATTTATAGATATCGAGGGGGGTACAGGAAAAGATACAATAATCGGATTGGGAGTCTTTCAGGATCGCTCGGATGTAGGTATCATAGATATTATTGGCTGATTTGCTCAGAAATAACATAGGTACAGTTGAGAATATATATATATATATATATATATATATTCTAATAAAAAATAATTATTTTAGTATATCTGATCTATACTGTCATGGGAGGGGCTACATTGACAAACCATTTTTTTACCTTGTTACTGTAGTAGGTGGTGTTCAAGGGGGTATCTAATACGTAGTAGAGGTAGTATATATAGGAGGTGTAGTGCTTTATGTTATCGAAAAAGGTCGAGTCGGGGTAGAGGGTGTACACCCCTTCTAGGAATCTAGTGATCAGCTCCACCCCCTCTACCGTCGTCATGATCTGTTTTTTAACTAGAGCCTCTGTATATACACCCTCTATAAAAACCCTGCTCAGCTCAATATCCAGATCGAGTAGGTTTCTATTACGCTGGATAAAGATCAGTCTGTTCTTTATATACATCTCAACATCTTCGGATCGACCGTATCGAGTCAGGTAGAAGATGGTCCACCCTTTCTGGCGTCTGGTCATATAGGAAAACAGAACTAGGAGGGGTGAGTAGGCCGTAATTGTAGTAAGAGGGGTATCTAATAAAAGCCTTATATTGTCCGCTATTCTTCCAACCACTTCCTGGTCTATTGGAGCCCCCCTATCCAGGAGCAGACGCATCGCAGTATAGTGCCTGTTCTTTAGACACAGAGCAAGTTTATTTTTCAGGTCGAAGCCCCTTCGGAGGGTACCCTTAAAAAAACTCATATTTATTCTGTCATCCCTGCTACCCTCTAGCATTCTAGATATATACTGACCCCTCTGGTCATAGCTCCCAGGGTGCTTCAGCCAGTAGTTGTACCAGAAATTGTCGTTGCACAAGTTCTGGGTATATATGGACAAAGAGCAGGTTTTCAGGAGGGTGGGGACGTCCATGTAGTAGGCTTTCACCATAAAAGTATCGGCGTCCATCATCATTGTTGGTAGTGTCTGGTTCTGGTTTAAACAATAGGGCAACATTTTTTTTTCCTGTTATTTAAAACAAAAAAAAATTATCAAAAGGTCTGTGACACACCCAGTGGGTGGTTTGTTGCCATACCCTTAGCAGTTCAGACTCAGGCTTTGTATCTGAACTGTTCGAAAAAGTCATTGCAAGACAGGTGCTTTCTACTCTTGAACCTCTCCTCTGCGGATAGCCTGGATTGTTCCTTGAGATGCAGTTTCCTCTGGACGACGGACCAGTACTTTACAATACATATACTGTCAGCTATATCGTGCTGGCGTTCATAGGTGTCGAACCTATCCATCAGTTTAGGATCATGTAGATTCATTTTTGCTATTTCTACGGTAAACTCCTTCCTCTTCTCGTAGACCTCATGTTTGATCCCAAAGTGTATGTGCATCTTGATAGGGTGGACAAGATAGGTCTTATCCCTGTACTTGTTATAGATCAGGCTCTCTACCGCCTTTAGCCCCATAATGGGCTGGAGTTCCACGGCTATATAGTCACAGTCTGTAAACAGGTCATGATATTCCTGGAACAGGTGCTCCATCTTATCTACCAGGTGCCTGGAATGGTGTAGGGTGCAGTCCGCTTTCGATACCCTCTCGTGACGGACCTCTGCAATGTCCACCAATTCAATCCACACGAACTTGAATTCTTCCCACCCCTCGTCCCACCATGATAGACTCAGCCCCATATTGGTAATCCCTACGTCTATCCCCAGCACACTGTATTCGAACTTAGTCGTGTCCATCTGTGGTACCTTCATGGAGAAAAAAGGAGGGTAGTGTACAGATAAAGTTTTGTTTTTTTATATTACCCTCTATCGGTGTAATATAATATATATAATGTATAGCTCTTACCCCCTTAGATGACAGTTAGGACACAGACCTCTGCCAGTTGCAGAGGTAGGATTCCAGTACGTCCCCGTTCATGGTATTCCTAATCCTCTCATCCAATACGACCCCCTTCTCTACCAGAGCGTTTATAGTGGTGGGTATATCTGTATACCTGACAACCAAACCCCTACTTACCCTGTGCGGTGTGAGGGGGAGGCTGAGTTTTTTTTTCGCCAACAATGGACCTCCCCCTATGATATAGACCCGGTCTACGTCTCTGCCTTGGAATCTAAATATTGCAGCTGAGATATCATACATCACAAGTACCCCCAAACCCCTCACCCCCTGGGTATGGTTGGTATAGACATCTTTCATCACCCCCTCGAAAGTCATATCTCTATAGTAACCCTCCAGCAGATTCTTTCGAATGAGGGGTAGAATAGTAGAAAGGAGTGCTTTACGTCTGGTATGGTACAGAGCCTCATTAAAGATTCTATCTATATCCGTGTACTGGTATATCTCAGGGTCAGCATTCCTCGTACGGAGTGGGTCATGGAACCGACAGTAGTCCCTACCCGGTGTATGGACTAGGAAAGTACATCTGCTCTTGGTTGAATTGTTTATACCCTTACAAGTGGTCATATGGGTATCAATGATCCTGTTATATCCATACACACACACACACACCCATCAAAATTATAGGAATAATCTAGTTATAATACTCTTAAATAATTATATAACCTACATATATAATAGATATATTTTTTCCAATATTACTGACTATACGCTCCTACTTCCAGAAGAATGGTGTGTACATAACTTCATACATCTGTAGCAAAGGTATACTGCAAGTACCCCCAGAATGAGGAGGGTGAGTTTGTAGACAAAAAATTTCACCATCGTATGGTAGTATATTTTTAAGACATCCTCTGACCTCTGGTCCCTTAGGTTGGGAACCGCCACGATGTACCTGTTGTTGACTTCCGGTCCATCGTATCGGGGGGCGAGACGTCGATTGTTCGCCTCCGTCGATAGGAATTCTATACCCCTGTAACCCACTGTACGGATCAGGTCCGAACTGGAACTGTAGCCCGTAGCGACATTAAAGTAGTTTACGTTGTTGATGAGATTGATGAAGGGTCGGACCTTTGCGATTGCTACTGCTGCAGATTCGAATCTGCTGTTACAGTTGTTTAGACAGGGTAGGTGCAGTATTTTGCTGTTGTAGAACTCGAAATCCTCCTGGGGGATACAGTCGAAACACTGTATCAACCTCCGGTTAGCTGCCTTTTTGTAGAAGATGCCCCGATGGATGAGGGAAGCGTGGAATATCAGGACGTCCCCCCCTTTCATATCGATCTTGGTCCTTTTCCGGAGGGACCTTAGGGCGCCCCCTAATGACATCCTGTACCTGGTGTGGCTCCCTGGTATCACCTCCATCATACTGTCGTCCAGGTACATAAGAGCAGTGTAGACAGGGACGGGGGTGACTATCCTCCGATTGAGAACCTGGAGGTCCCGGTGGAAGCCCGCTGCGTCTACGGAATTGTTGTTGTTGCTGACTCTATATTTGGATACTGTCAAGTTGAGCCCTGTAGCGTCTTGGATAGGTTGCATGATACCCTCTGAAATTAATTTCTCAGCCTCTCTGTAATCTACCCTACTGTTTATATGCTCTCTACCACGGGAGAGAAGACTTTCATCCTTACCATTTCTAAAAACATAGTACCCTCTCTTTTGTAGGATCCGAAGGATCTTCATTTTTTTTGTATGTGGGTGTGTGTGTATGTATTATATGTTATAATATTATATATATACATAT